TTCAGGCATACGCCAAAGGTGTTGAACAAAGATTTCTACTAAATTTTAGATAATGGCAATAACTATCGAAGACCAGCCGTATAGCTGGAGCGCACGGGGGCAGAAGCTTATGATTGTAGCGTCGAGTGATGAGACCGCACAGGACGGTTTTCAGTACGGTGTTACCGTGACCAACAACACTACATCACAGGTGTTCAACTTTTACATTTCACCTGCAATAGATGACCGTTTGTATTTTGATTTGCAGTCGTTGATTCAGCTACGTAACCGCGAAGCGCAAGGCAATCAACTGCACAACTTAAACACTGGCACGCTCGATGACACATCGACTTGGAATAGTCTTGACTTTTCAATAGCTGAATGGTGGATAGTTGCGGGCGTGCTAACTGAGAATGCAGAAAGCAGCGTAGACGGGGATGAGATACTTGTAGATAATCAATACTACCAACCAACCGACGGATACAAACCAAATCCCCAAACAGGCGCAGCAACTGTCAAGTTTTCCTTGACTAATGCATCATCACTTGTAATGAGTGATAGACAGGTAACAACAAAGTACCCGCCCATCTTTGCTACATGGGGATTAGCAGCGGGCAAGATTGCAATCGCTGTGCGTGAAGAAGACTATGGATTGCTTTACGTACCCGGCACTGCAAACTATCTCACCAACAATGCGGCAAACTCATGCAATATAACTATTGTAGGTAGCACTGGGCTTGGTGTATCTGCTAGTATTACAATGAATGATTACGAGGTAGAAGGATTGCCTGTGTTTCCTGCCAACTTAAATGCGCGTGCGGGCTTTGCTGCGAAGCCTTCTAGTTTTCCAAACTGGAGATACTACCGCGTGCAAATATTAAGTGCTGCAAGCGCAACAGTAAGTCTTGACTACATCTTTTGGAATGAGTGCGTATACGGTAACTGCGAATGTATTTGGCCTAATGTGCGTCTTGCGTGGGTAGGTGCTCGCGGGGGTTACGAATACTTCAACTTCAAAAAGAAATCAGAATATACTACCGAAGTTGACCGCAAACTATACAAGCGTCCACTGTTCAATAATTCACCGACTATCTTCTATGCAAACGATCGTGGGCTTAATCAGCGCACTAACTTAGCGCAGCGCATATTGACTGTGACAAGTGACTACATCACACAAGATGAATTCATCTACCTGCGTGGATTAGTTGTAAGCAATCAGGTTCACTTAATCAATGATGACGGCAGCTATGTGGCTGTGAATATCGATGACACGTCCTACGTTGAAAAGCGCACGTACGATGGCAAGTTATACAACGTGACGCTTAAAGTAAGAATGGCAAACGAATACTGGACATAACATGAATGGAGAGGTAAGTTTAATTGTAAGAGTTGAAGGCGCAGGTGGCCCGGGTAATACCGTTGTAGACACTACGGGTGGATATACCGAATTCGGTACGTTGACTATTTTCATGTTAGGTGATATGACTGTGTACATCGGTCACTATGTTCAAATCACTTCAACCTTGACTGGTGTTATCGGAACCTTTGAACTTGCAACAGCTTCATACGATGGCACAACTTGGAGCACTGTGACATTTGTAGGTTGGACACCTATTGAGGTTGAATCACTCACCTATCAAATTTATAGCCTCGCATCTGCATCACAAGAATACTACCTAGACCTTTTTGAAAACGAGAGCATCAGCCAAAATTGGCGTTATACAGACCTTAACAACTTCACGTCACTTGGTGCATTTAGCCGCGAGTTTCGTGTGCCTTATACCGACCGCAATCAACTTGCACTAGGTGCGCTGTTTGATGTCAACTATGACGGCGGCATCAATAACTACTTCCACTACAAACTACCTTCGGAAATTCGCGTTGATACGTTGCCCATCGCAAAAGGTTACATCCGCGTGCGCAAGGTGTACCAGCAACAGGGCAAAATCAATGAGATTGAATTGGCCTTTTATGCAGAGACGCCCGACCTATTCAAAACAATCGGCGAAAAGAAACTGAAAGACCTAACCGACCTGCCCAATCTAAACGAGGTTGTGAAGTTTGATAATGTCACAATTACAACACCTGAACGCGTTTGGTCTTTGATTGATCGTGGGCAACTTTGGAGCGAAGAAGGACAACCCGGCACGCGAAGAATTAGCGATTCAACCACGCCGCTATTTGCAGTTGATTTAACACCTGCTGTAAGATGGGACTATTTGCTAGAACAAATCATAGCAGACGCAGGCTTTGAACTTGAAGCTTCATCCTTGCTGACCATTCTTGCAGGGTATTACATGCCGTGGTTAAATAAAAGTTTTTTAGATACTGATGACCTAGGTAGTCAATATGCCTTTAGAGCCTATAATTCAACGACTATATCATTGCCAAGTGCTAGTGGAGTTATATCTAATTTTTTAACTTATAATTCCCTTACAGAAGCCTTTGACAACAACGCAAATTTTGATGCGGCTACTGGAGTATATACCGCACCGGGTGGAGGGCTGTACACATTCCACTTTTGCTTCCCAGTGCAGACTACTGGTTATACGGGGGCAGGTACTCATACAAGGTTTTTGATTTATTTTACAATAGACGGTGTTGATTATTTCCATACTGACTTTTTTTATCAAAGTTCTTTAACTATTGATTTCACTTATGGCTTCAACTTTCCTACTGGCACTACATTACAGGTCAAGTTTCGTAGGGAGATAGGGTATTATAGTGCCTTGGATAATGGATGGATTGTTGCAGGTGATGGTACTGTATCAGTTTTAGCAGGCAATGGTGATTTAAGTACTGCTATGTTTGAATTGGTAGGTACGAAGTTTAAGTATGGATCAACATTCATTTACAACTTGAACGCACCTGACATGCGTCAGATTGATTTTTTGAATGATGTGATTAAGATGCATAATTGTGCCATTGTTGCTGACCGCACAAATCCAAACAAAATAAGCATCGTCCCTTACAACAGCTATATAGGTAGTGGCAATCAATTAGACTGGAATGCAAAGCTTGACATCAGCAAAGACATCACAATATATGCGACTACAGAACTGCAAAAAAACAAAACCACATTCACATATACGGCAGGTGAGGATTATTTGAGTAAGCTATACAAGGACAATAACCGTACTTATGGTGAATACAAGGCTGAAGGTTACACTGTAAATCCCGATGTGCCTATCAGTTCATTTGTAACGGGAGATAACACTGTGCAACTCATCACACGCAGTACACCATCGGGGAATATTCCCGGCACACCGTTTCCAATTCCGCAATTCATCAACACGCAAAACGAGTTTGTTGTGCCTGGTCCGCGTGCATTGTTTGCTTCAACGGCATTTAATATTCAATTATTTGATGATAGCGTAGGAGTTGAGGCTGCTGTGCTGACCGCTGTATCAAGCCTAACAAATTACAGCGTAGCACAAGCTACTATAACAGACTTCGATTTAAACTTTGCCCCTGAGATTCCACCATTTCAGATTAACGCCAACCCATACAACAACCTGTTCAACTTGTATTGGCGTAATGCGATGAACGAATTGTACTCGCCCAATGCGAGAATCATGGAGGCTTACTTTGCGCTAGACTTAAGTGACATTCTCACCTTTCAGTTTAGTGATGTTGTGTATGTCAACAACGCACAGTGGCGCATTCTTGAGGTGAGTGATTACAAGGTTGGTCAATTTGAGTCAACCAAAGTCAAGTTGATTAAGTACATTGACAGTGAAGCGGACTGTTCATCTACACCTGACTCAATCAATATCAATGGCACAGTTAACTTCATCGACGGGGCAGGTGACCCAGTAGCAGCCACACAAAGTTGTTGTGTGCGTTACGGTTATGAATGGAGCGAGAGCGATGGGGAGTGCTATCCGTTCAACAATACAGGAGATAGACCAACGAGCGGCATTACAGGAACCAATACCGCACCGATTCCACGCAATGCAAGTACACAACCGATAGACGGTAACACACGCAGCGTGCAGCAAGGTGTGGAACTGTCCATTGTGGATGGTAATAACAACATGATTGCCGTAGGTGATGCGCTAAAGTTGACAGAGTCTGTGCGAGGTAACACCATGTTTGGCAAAAACGTCTTGACTACCTTGCCCGGTATGCACGTAGGTGGTGGTTGGAAGCTTGACGATCGCTCACAAGCCGAAGGCGGCACGCAGTACGGTGTGATTTTATTTGGTAGCAAGGATGCATTAGCAACTAGTGGTGATATTATTCAGCCAACGGTTGAGAATACAGGGGCGCATTTGAATATTCCCGATGATAGCTTTTGGTCTGTGCTGTTACATGTGAACGTTACAGACATTGCAGGGGCAACCACCTACAATGGTTTGCACATGGTCACATTGCAGAAGTATGGTGGCGCAGCAGTGGCAACAGGTGTGATTCTTATCAATGAAGATAATGGATTTGGCACAGTAAACTTTGCAATCAACATCGACACAACAACCAACACCGACGAACACCGCATTGAGATTGTCACTACGGGCACTGGATATAGCTACATATTCTTTACAACAGTAACACTAACATATACAGCAGTACGATGAGCACACAAATCAAGCACAGCATTGACTACATCAAGGCAGGAATTGCACCTAACAAGAAACACAACAAAGCACTCAAGCCGTGGCAACGTAAGCTATGGAGCATAACGCTGTGGACGTGGCGTCTATTCCTACTATCACTCATTGTAATCGCGATATATAACCTATTTTAAACATGGCAGATACTATTGTAAAATCGTTTGTAATTGACACTACCGAAAGTGAGCAGAACCTGAAGGAACTGAACACGCAAATCAACGCGACATCGGCCGCAATCAATCAGGGTGCGCAGTCGTTTGACAATGTAGCTGTGGCACAGGAGGAGGTTGTAACATCCAGCAAGTCACTCAAGGCGCAGCTACGTGAATTACAGGCACAGCTCGCAGCGACTGACCCTGATAGTGCAAAGTATCGCGAACTTGCACAGGCAGCGGGTGAACTTAAAGATAAGATTCAGGATGCGGCACAGGCAGTAGGTACACAAGCGGGTGGTGCGTTCGAGCGTGTAGGTGGTTCACTTGGACTTGTCACGTCACGTATTGCAAACTTAGATTTTGAAGGTGCTGCCGAAGGTGCAAAACAGTTAGCTGCTAACATCGGGCAGGTCAAGCCGGGTGATATTACAAAAGGCATTCAGGGAATCGGTAGTGCGCTGGCTAGTGTTGGTAAGGCACTATTGACTAACCCAATCTTTTTGATTGGTGCTGCGATTGCTGCTGCTGTGGTTTATTCGGAAGAACTGCTGTCGTTGATTGACGGTGTGACCGATGCGGAACAGGAAGCGTTGAATGTGCAAAAGGAACGTGCGGAAGTAGCTAAACAGAACTACGATAATATTTCTGCGACCGAAGAAACCTTAAAGCGTCAAGGCTTAACCGAAGAGCAGATAACGCAACTCAAATTGACGCAGCTCAACACAGCCATTGCAGAACAGCAGGCAGTGATTGAGACAACACGCATACAGGCCGAAGGACAAATAAAGGCAGCTGAACGCAATGCGCAATACTTAAAGACCTTTCTTGATTTTGTCACGCTACCAACACGCAAGATTGCCGAGTTCTTTCAAGGCTTTGTCAATGGATCCATTGAAGTACTTAACAAGCTAGGACTTGGCATTGAAAAGATAGACGTTACGAAGGTCTTTGAAGACGTAAACAACTTTGTTGTTAAGCAAATATTCGACCCGGAAGAAGAGCGCAAGAATCAGGAAAAGATTGTAGCTGATGCGGAAAAATCGCTAAACACATTAGTCAACACACGTGATGGAATCCTAAATGCACAAGATGCAAAGGAAAAGGCAACGGCACAAAAGGCGGCTGATGACAAAGCACAGGCCGCAAAGGATGCGGCAGATGCACAGCTGAAGGCTGAACAAGAGGTATCTGATTTGCTTAATCAGTTGTACGAAGAAAACGTAAAGGAGTTTGAAGATGCTGAAAAGGAAAAGACCGCAGCAGCATTAAAGGCGGCACAGGAAAGATTAGCCGCAGCAAATAGTTACTATGAGAAACTAGCCGCATTGCAAGATGCAGAATTTGAATCGACCTTAACTAAATCGGAGCAAGAAGAATTAGCTGTAACCAAAAAATATGAAGACCTATTTGCCGCTGCTGATGCTTACAACGCAACACTGAAAGCAGGTGAAGAAAGCAAGCGTATAGACACTGTTGAATTACAAAAGCAATTAGCTGCCGAGATATTAGCTATTCAAACAAAAAATGCCGATGACCAACAATCGACTACACTAGAAAGAATTGATGCAGCTATTAAATGGGCTGAACAAGGTCTTGCGGCATTCAGTGCATTAACAGAGGCTGTGTTTGCTAACCGTGCGAACAAAGTAAAAAAGGGTAGTGCCGAAGAAGAGGCTTTGGCTAAAAAACAATTTAAAGTAAACAAATCATTGCAACTTGCGGGTGCGACTATTGATGCATCAAAAGCGATTACTGCATCGCTGTCCGCTGCTCCCGTTGCTATTCTTGGTGTACCTAACCCCGCTGGTATTGCATCGCTCGCACTTGCTGTTACGCAAGGTGTTTCACAAATAGCTAAAATTAAAGCTACTCAATTTCAAAGTAGCAGCACACCACCTAGCGCACCACCACCATCAGTGGGCGGCGGCGGCGGGGATGAATCACAACCTGCACAGTTCAACCCACTAGCTTCACAGTTCATACAGAACCAACCTGAACAAATAACACCACGTGCATTCGTCCTTGCGGGTGATGTAGCTTCACAGCAGGAGGTACGCGAAAAGGTACAGGACTTGGCAAGACTTGGATAATTAAAACTAACTTTGTAACATGGAAAAAAGAAAAGTAGTCAAATGCGTAATCGATGAAGAGGGTCGACTAGGCATAACAGCGATGGGCTTAGTTGATAGCCCCGCAATAGAAGAGAACTGGATTGCACTTTCTAAGATGCAACTCAGCGCATTGAATGAAGAACGCCGTATGCTATACGGTGCTGCGCTTATCCCGGATAAGGAGATACTGCGCTATGATGATAAGGGCGAACCGTACTACGTGTACTTTGAAAAGGCCACAGTGAGTGCTATCGCGCATCAGTTCTTCAAAAAGAATCTGCAACACACCACGAACTTGCAACATGAGATACCAGTGACGGGCGTGACCGTTGTTGAATCATGGATTAAAGAAGGCAAGATGGATAAGTCAATGCAGCTCGGACTGTCTGAACTTCCCGACGGCACATGGTTCATCGGAACCAAAGTGGATGAAGACCACGTATGGAATGACGTGAAGGAGGGTAAGATTAAAGGTTACAGCATTGAAGGATTCTTTAACGAAGTAGGTGTAGCAATGAGTGGCGTGAAGAACCATGAGGCTGAACTTGTGCTGGAGTTAGATCAACTGCTTAGCAATGTAAATCCATCTAAATGAAAATAAACGCGGTTAAGTTCAAGGACAAAAAGTCCTTTGACAAAAACAAATCAAAGGCAAATGTTAAGGCGTCGTTTGATGCTTTCGGCATTGTAGTCTTTGAAGATGAAAAGCCCATCACACCCGATGCATCAAAAGTGTGTCAAGTGAATGAAGTGGACAGGTCACTAGACCAAATCGCTTCAGGTCTTGCCATATGTATTTGCACCGACTTCAAACAGGCGGTTGAGTTCCTAAGCCTTAAGCAAGTGAACATCGTTGAGACGTTTGAATCAACCAACACGCTATTCGTTGAGGTTTCTGCGTTTGCTGTATTCGATGAGTTCTACGAATCACTCATGCGCACAAAGTTGTTCATCAGTGTTGAGCCTGACTACATCCAGCCATTCGAGGCTAATGCAGAAATGACTATTGCACAGCAGTGGCATCTTAACTTATTCAAGGCACAAGACGTTTGGTCACTTATCCCGGCTGATGCATACGGTGAAGTTGCTGTCCTTGACATTGCGTGTGATATAGACCACGAAGATTTGCAGGGCACTATCAGCGACAAGTCATGGAACTGCGTGTATGATACGGCTGATGTGCGTCCCATTAGTGAATATGAAAAGCATGGCACACCATGTAGCGGAATCATCTGCGCAAAGACAGGCAATGACACGGGCGTAGGTTCTATCGGTAACAATAAGCTAAAGGTGCAATTCCTGCACATCGGTATGAACTCAAACAGCGGCGGTGGTTTCTTCACATCGGATACAATCGTGACACGTGCCGTGAACAAGGCTATTGCAAATCCTGCATGCAGTGCAATTAGCATGAGTTGGGGCGGTGGTAACATCTACCCTATGTTTGCTAATGCGTTGACACTGGCAAAGAACACAGGCCGAAACGGAAAAGGTATTTGTGTATTTGCATCGAGCGGCAATCAATACACAAACAGCGTAAACATCAACCCCGCATCGCTATCAATGGTGCATGCCGTTGGCGCATCGGCTCAAAACAACACACGCGCTAACTTTTCAAACTATGGGACAAAACTTTTTGCAGCGGCTCCAGGTGTATCTCTACCAACTACTGACCGTAGCGGAGCGTCAGGGTACAACGCTACGTCGAATTATACTAACTTCAGTGGAACATCTGCCGCCTGTCCTGCTATGGCTGGTTGTGCTGCTGCTATTGTACTTGCTAATCCTGAACTAACCGAAAAGCAGGTAACGGACATCATTGCATCTACTGCTATTAAGAGTGGCGGTTATGTATATGACGCAGCGGGCAAGTCACTTGAACTCGGTTACGGTGTTGTCGATTTATACGCGGCAGTCGTTGCTGCAAAAGGCAGCACAGGTGAACCAACTCCACCACCTGCTGAAACAGTCAACTTGTTTGGCACTATTGCCTCACCTGCGTCAACTACGCAAGGCTCACAAGTAACCGTTAGTTACACCGTGCAGCTCGACAAAGTGCGCACAGTGGACACAACTACAAACGTTGCTGCCGAGTTCGTGCGTCCTGATGGATCTAAGTCAACTTTCTACACGGGCAACGTGACCATTGCAAAGGGGCAAACGACATACACGGGCTCACTAATTCACAACATACCAAACAACGTCACGGGCGTAGGTAAATTCAACCTATATGTTGACGTGCAAGGTGCTGTTGAAGAAAGCAACGAAGGCGATAACAGCGCAACCACTGCAATCAATATCACTGCACCAATTCCCGTTGGCAATTTAGATTTAGAAGTTGTTTGCACAGGTTACACATGGCTAGCACCTGACCGCGTGCGCATGGGTATACGCATCACAAACCGTGGTGCTGCTGTTGTGACTAGCTATAAATTGAAATGGGAGTTTGCAGGACGCACTGGAACGTGGGATGTTGCACGCACATTGAATACAGGACAAACTGTGTCGACGGGCAATGTGATGTACCCACCTGCAACCACTACATGGCCTCAGACATTCAAGGTTTCTGTGGTAAGTGTGAACGGTCAGCCTGATAATAATCCTACAAATGACGTTGGCACTTGCGTGGTAAACGCCATGTGATTATATTAGCCACCTCTCGAAAGAGTTTTGGTTTACCAGTTAAAAGTATTTAGGGTTTAAGTGTAAAAAAGGGAAGCAAACGTGCCTCCCTTTTTTCGTTGTGTTTACCCAAAGACACAGAGCCTTACGTATTCGGCTATGGTTGTCCCTGTCTGCTTAGCTGCTTTTGTGATTGACTTCATTTCTTTCTCAGTCAATCGTGCGCTCACTCTTTGTGTGCGTGCTTGTGGTTCTTGTGTTTTCATTGGTTGAATTTATACGGCTAATGTAGCCACAATTCCCCATGCAACAAAACGGCGGTTTTGCTACAATACCAAAATACCAAAAAATGTCAGATATCAAAAACCAAATCAAAGCTGTATTCGCGAAATACAACATTGAACCATCTGCACTAGGTATCAAGTTTGAAGATGAATCAACTGATGCAGCAGCAGAGCCTGCAACAGAAGTGAAGTTTGCCGTAGAAGGCACGCTCGCCGATGGTACTAAAATCTACTCGACTGCGGATGAGTGGACAATAGGCGTTGACATCTACACGCAAGATGCCGAAGGCAACCCAGTACCAGTTCCTGCTGGTGAATACATCCTTGAGGATGGCGTAACCAAAGTCTACGTTACTCAAGACGGTATCATCTCTGAAATTGAGCGCGAAGAACAATCAACTGAAATGAGCAGCGAAGACCTCGTAGCCGTTATCGGTCAATTGTCTGAGCGCATCGCAGTACTTGAGACTGAGAAAACAGAACTCGCTGCGGCGGTTGAGACTGCAAAGAACGATGCACAAACTGCAAAGACTGAACTCGCTTCAGTAAAGAAAGCTCCTGCCGTTCCTAGCGTTAAGTCACAAGAATTCAAAAAGTCGAATGCGGTTGTTGCTTCGAATGGTACATCATTCAGCGACTTCATGGAAAACATTCGCGCAAAACAAAGTAAATAATTCACCTCATAATTCTATTTAAAAATGCCAACAACAACTTCACTCACCACCACCTATGCAGGTGAATTAGCTGGTGAAATCGTAGCAAAGGCTTTGTTGTCAAACGTATCTGCTGGATATGTAACAATGAAACCTAACGTACCTTACAAATCAGTAGTACGTAAAATTGATGACACTGTAACATTTGCCGCAGGCACTTGTGATTTCACGCCAACCGGCACGATCACTTTGACTGAGCGTATTTTGACCTTGGAGGAATTCCAAGTTCAACGTCAAATCTGTAAAAAGGACTTCTTCATTGACTGGACTACTGCCGATGTAATGTCAGGCCGTGTAAACACTCAAATCCAAGACGCAATCATTGAGCGTTTGACAGGCGGTATCGCTGCTCAAAACGAATCAGTGATGTGGAATGGTGTGAACGCTACTGCTGGTCAGTACGATGGATTCTTGACCTTGATTAAAGCGGGTGGTTCAGGTGCTGTATCTGCGGGTTCAGGTGCTTTGACCTCTGGTAACATCATCGCAACTATTTGGGACATCATCAACACTGCTCCTGCTGCCGTTAAAGGTGCTGCTGAAAAGCCTGCACTGTACATGGGACAGGCTGCATGGGAAGCATACATGCAAGCGCAGATTGCTGATGGCAATGGCTGGTACTTGACAGGTGGCCCTGAGGTTAATCGTCGTTTCGTAGGTATGTACGAAATCTACGTATGTCCCGGTATGGCTGCTGATAACATCGTGTTCTCACAAAAGAGCAACTTGATGCTTGGCACATGGCAGGAGAACCAAATGAACGAAGTGTTCATCTTGGACATGCAGAACCTCGACGGTTCACAGAACGTACGTTACGGCGCACGCTTCTACCTCGGAGCGCAGATTGCAGTTGGTGAAGACATCACCTACTGGGGAGCATAATCTTTAAATAATCAAGGGGGTGTAACAGCCCCCTTTTAAAACTATATAACCATGCCTTGTGCTTTAACATCAGGTTTTACACTCGGATGCCTTGAAGGTATCGGAGGTGTCAAAGAAGTATTAATTGCTAACTACGCCGACTTTGAAACAGGTATCACTTACGGTGGTACTGATGGCGAAGTTGACGGATTGCCAACTGCAACCATCTACCGTTATGTGCCATTCCGTAACTCAGGTTCTTATGTTGAGACAGTAAACAAGAACTTGGAAACAGGTACGCTTTACTTCTCACAAGAAGTGGGATGGACTTTCGGTAAGTTGAATCAAGATATGCGCAATGAATTCTTGAACGTAGCTAAGGCAAAGATGATTGTTTTCGTTCGCACGAATGATGACCAAATCTTGCTTGTTGGTGCGGGCGAAGGTTCACAGCTTACTGCTGGAACTGTTCAATCAGGTGCGCAAAAAGCAGACTTGATGGGATATCAAGTGACTACGGTTGCTGAAGAACTTGCACCGGCTGTTCACCTTGAGCCATTCACCACAGTTCCATTTGACAACTTCCCAGGCATTACAGTAAGCCCCGCTTACTAATCGCGCTTGCTGATTGTTTTTGTGTTTATTCATTGATTAAGAACGGGGGTGGTGTTACAACTGCCCCCTTTCAATATAGCGATATGATATATCTCCAAGTAAATAATCCTAGTCAGTTCATATATCTATCACTAGATGAGGCACGGCAGTACTATGCCACGCCATATACGCACTATTTGTTAGTGCTCACCCACGAAGAAAACAGCACCACAGGTGATAAGCTCGCGCAGGTTGCAACGATTGTGAATGAAAATGTGCGCATCACACAGCTTACTGTGTCAACTGTTGGTCTTACATTAGCGGGCAGGTATCGCTACGAAGTGTACGGACAGAACTCACCAACTAATATCATCCCAACGAACGCCGCTGTTGTCGGTCTAGTTGAGAAAGGCTATGTAGTTTTGCAAGACAATACAACGTGGTTCGATGTTCCTTCTATAACTATCCCAAATGACATCATCTATGAACCATAACCCCACAGATATAGTATCCTTAAAGCTTAGCGAATACGTAGCTAAGTCAGACATCGAAAGAGTAGACCGCAAAGGGTGGATAAACTACGGCGCGGACAATGATTTTCCGCAGTATTTGCGTGACCTTTCGCACGAATCACCAGTGCATGGTAGCTTGGTTGTTGCCATTGGTGACATGATTGCCGGGAAGGGTATCGAGTCTGAACAATATCAGGCCGAACTTGACGCACTTGACATTGATGCATTGACCTATGCATGCGCTCACGATCTAAAGTTGTTTGGTGGTTTCTTCATTGAAGTAATTTGGAGCAACGACCGCACAGTGATTAGCAAACTAAACGCTATTCCATTTGAAGAATGCCGCATTGCGGTGAATCAGGATGATGACAGTGAAATAGGAATCTTTCACAGCTACGATTGGTCGAACACTCGCAAGAAAAAGAACACACCTGAGTTCATTCCAAAATACAACTACCTTACACGTAACGAAGAACCACGCCAAATATATTGGTGCTTCACTTTCACAGGCAGTGATACCTACCCACGCCCTGACTATTGGTCTGCCATCAATTACATTGAGTTAGATAAGCAGATTTCAATCTTCCATATCAACCAAATCTCAAACGGTCTTTTCCCTTCAACCATTATTAACTTCTACAATGGGCAGGCAACACCTGAACAGAAGCAGCAGATGATGATGGACTGGGAAAACAAGATGAGTGGTGCGCGTAATGCGGGCAAGGTGGTAATGTTCTTCAACGAACGTGACCAACCTAAGACCGAAATCACACCATTCCCTGTCAACGATGCAGACAAACAGTATCAACTGATGGATACTACTGCAACGCAAAAGATAATCACAGCACACCGCGTTACAACGCCGCTGCTGTTTGGTATTCGCGAAACATCAGGATTCGGTAGCAACAAAGATGAAATGACCACGGGTCTTGAAATCTTTAACAAGCAAGTCATCGAACCTTATCAGGAGAAAATTAATAAGAGTATCACGGAACTTTTGAGCAATCAAATGCCGGGTGTCTCTTTTGAGATTGTACCTAACACTCCACTAGTAGCAGAGCAGACTTCAGTTGTTACCGATGCGAACGCAACAGGCTCAACAACTGATGTCGCTGCTACCGCTTTGAATGGTGCGCAGATTGCTTCACTCATTGACATCGTAATGCAAAGCAGTGCGGGTGCTGTACCTGTGAGCAGTGCAAAAGCAATTGTGGGGGCAGCGTTCCCAACATTACCTCCAGCTGTCGTAGATGCAATCTTTGCCGATGTTATCGCAGGTTCATTGCAACCGCAAGAAGTCATCATGAGTGACGAAAAAAAAAAGTAGCTGCGGACTTTGATGACAACAAAGTAGCTGATGCGTTGATTGCATTAGGTGAAGACCAGGATGAAGACTGGGTGTTGATTGATGAATACGATGTCGACTATGACACGGATGATGCAGACAACGAAAGTATAGAAGCGCACAACTTTGCAACAAGCACAGGAACTGCACGCCCTAATGCAAAGTCATCACAGGATGAAACCATTGACGATGTGAAGTTCTATACACGCTACAAATACAGCGGTGAGATTAAAGCTAACTCACGTGAGTTTTGCCGCAAGATGATTGCTGCCGATAAGCTTTACCGCAAAGAGGACATCATGCAAATGGGCAAGCAAATAGTCAACGAAGGATGGGGGCCGCGAGGGGCTGATAAATACAGCATTTGGCTCTGGAAGGGCGGCGGGGCATGTGGCCACGTGTGGCGCAAGATGACGTTCGCTAGTGCAAAAGGTTTTGGTTTGGATCTAACTAATCCAAACATCAAAGAGGCAATGGATGTGCGTGTGAAGAAAGCCGGTTATAAAGTACGCAACAATCCGAAGGTAGCACAAGAGCCACGCAACATGCCTTATGAAGGTTTTCTTCCCGATAATCCAAGATTTGCAAATCAATAATCACAACTATGGCAGAAGTACTTTTAATAAGCGAAAACTACATTAAGAAATACACCACTGTAAACGGTAGTGTTGACCCGAACTTGATGTATCCATCCGTGTATTTGGCACAGGATAAGTGGGTGCTACCTTTCTTGGGTACGGACTTGATGAACAAGATTAAAAACGATGTAGCAAACAACACGATTGCGGGCAACTATCAAATCTTGCTTGAAGATTATGTGCAACGTGCGCTGCTGTGGTGGGTGATGGTTGACCTTACGCCTAATCTTTGCTACCGCATGGACAATGGCACTATTGTGCAGCGTCAATCTGAGGATACTGTGCCCATCTCCGATGTGGTTATGAAGGACATGATTGACCGTGCAAGGCAGAATGCGGAACACTACACCACATTGCTAGTCGATTACTTGTGTGCGAACGCTTCACTCTTTCCTGAATACTCAACAGCGCAGTGGCCTGACCGTAGCGCACGCACCGATGTGACCAATACGCTCAACTACCAGTTTAGTTCGGGCAATACTGCCACATCTTTTCGCCCTACGTACTCACGTAACATCATTAACCGAATACCATGACGGAAAAGAAATCACTAAAGCAAGATTACACCGAACGTTTGCGCAAGTATGAGCGCGAGCTGTCACTAAAACTACGCAGCAATGCACCCAAAGAGCAAGACAAAACTAAACGGTAGTGCACGGCCTAAGTCGATTAGTTACCTACTCCAACTTTACGACGGGGTGTGGTCTATTCCGCTTGCCTTTTTGCTTTTCTTTCTTGCCGGGTACGCTAGTTTTCGCTACTTCGGTGACGCACTCATTAGCACTGAATATATCCAGTATATAGTTCTTGCCGCACTCGTTATGGTTGTGGCGAACTTCGTGGTGTTCATGGGGCTGTATTTCAATTTTCGAGCACTTCAACGCATGGTATACTCAGCACAAATCAAACAGCAGGCACTAACTGATTTGAGCACATGGCAAAAGATAGTGTTATACGTGGGCTTGTACTTTGCCTACTTTGCTGCCTTCCTGTATATACTTCATTTGCTGATGACGGTTACTGCGTAAGGGTAACGGCTGAAAGCTTTGTAGGGGTAAAGGAAAAGGGCGGCAACAATCAAGGATTCAACAGCGCAGAACTGCGTGCGCTTATGGCTGCGCAAGGGTGGAAACCCGGCTATGCGTGGTGCAGTTTCTTTGTCATGGCTATGCTTGCTGAATGCGGCATTCCCAATACTATCACAGGGTGGTCACCTACTGCGTACAATCGCAAAGATGTAGTGTTTGATGGTGGCAAATTTCTCAAGACGTACAAGGATGATGACGTGCTAGTGATGACCCTTTCCTATGGATCTATGATGAAGAAAAGATTCAAGGGCATTGGGCATACGGGCATAGTCGACAAGATTGGTAAGTACTCAGTGCGCACCATTGAGGGAAACACCAACGAACAAGGGATGCGTGATTCTCGCACACGTGATGGGGTGTACTACAAGATTCGTCCACTATCTAAAAATCTACACATAACAAGATGGAAAAAGCAAGGATAAATCCGATGTTAATCTATGGCCTAAGCCTACTGGCAATCGGTGTGCTGGTCATTCTACTGTTTAAGGGATGCAATAAACCCGCTGCATCCCCTGCCGTTGATAGATTGCGCAGCATGAATGATTCACTGTATCAGGTTATACAATCAAACAACACAAAGACCGATTCACTATTTGCCAAAATAGACAGCATCAGAGCGTGGAGCGATACCATTGTACAGCGTCAAGAGATTACCAATAAATATTACACCAATGAGACTTACACTATTCTTAATTCTAGTCCTAGTGCTGCATCAAAGCAGCTACGCACAACGCTCAAAAAGTCGGACAGCCTCCTTAAATCCGGATTTTACACCAGAACTTACGACCTACGACGTGCAGCTTTTCAATCTGAATTACAATAGCATGATGTATTGGTATGGCACAGCGCATGAGATTGACTCACTCTACCAGCTTGAGAAACTGAAGGTGCATTACTACGCCAAAATCACAGGCATACAGGCTAACAGTTACGAGACGCTAGCCACTATCTACGAAAACAAGCAGGCAATTGAAAAGGCCATAGGCGAGGAAAAGGAAATGCAGATAAAGGATTTGAAGAAGCGTAATAAACGGTTGATAATTCACAACATTGGGCTATCCGTGGGCCTAACTGCGCTGGCTGTTTCATCATTTTATTTAATTGTTTTATGATTAACGTCGAACCAAAAGATATTATAACAATCGTAGCAGGTGCGGTATCGCTTTCAGGTCTTTACTATGCGCTCAAAAGAAACGTGGACAAACTAAACATCACAGTGCGCACTATGGACACACATCACAAAAGAGAAATCAGCGCGATACATCATCGCATTGATGAGATTAAAGATGACACGCGTACATCAATTGATAAACTTGAGGGAAAGATTGACGCTATCCAAAGTCAAAACGCTTTAATCAGCGCAAACCTTGCGGAACTTACAGGCTACATAAAAGCTAAACAATAACAATATGGCAAGTAAATATGTTCAAGTCTATGAAGAAATATACAACGGGAATGGAGTAATAAGTGAGCGTGTAAGAATGGCGATGCGGAAACATTCTGTGTCAATTTCATTCAAGTCATTCCAGCGTATGTATCAGGCGTGGCGCAACCACAACTATGGTGGCGAAAAGTTGCAAGACCATATTCCCGAAGTCAAGAAATTGGTACAGCCTAGCGGGCAACTCGACAAGTTAAAATATTCACTGGGTGCATTTGATGAGATAGTGAATGAGTTGAAGCCTGATGTCAATCAGTTTGACCTGCCCGCGTCGCTAGAATCCAATTACCAGCCATACAAGCTGCCGATAAATCACAACGACATACTGCTGTTAAGCGATATACACGTTCCGTATCATAACATACCAGCGTTAACCCTTGCGTTGAAGTATGGGCTTGAAAACAACGTAAACACGATACTGCTCAACGGTGACGTTATCGACTTCTATGCAATCAGTCGTTTTGAAAAAGACCCGCGTAAAAGAAACTTTGGGCATGAGGTATTAATGACCCGTCAATTCTTGGGCACACTGCGCAAGCTATTTCCAAATGCTGCTATCTATTACAAGTGTGGCAATCACGATGTGCGCTATGACCACTACATCATGCGCAATGCTCCCGACCTTTTAGGCATGAATGAATTCAGTTTTGAATCGCTTATGCATTTAGATCAACTCAATATCACATTTATTCCCGATAAGCAAATCATCCGTGCCGGGAATCTTACCATACTACACGGGCATGAACTAGGTGCGTCTGTATTCAGCCCCGTAAACATTGCGCGTGGTTTGTTCCTGCGTGCAAAAGACAATGCGCTGTGCGGTCATCATCACCAGGCGAGTGAACATAGTGAGCCAAACATTAACGGGAGGTTGACAACGTGCTGGAGTGTGGCGTGTTTATGCGAGCTGCATCCAGACTACATGCCTATCAACAAACATCATCATGGTTTTGCGCACATTAAGGTTATGGATACGGGAGAGTTTGAGGTGAGCAACTACCGTATAGTAAACGGCAAAATCAGATAATGAAAAAGCCCCCGACGTTTCAGGGGCTAGTCCAATCAATAACATAAAAACAATTTAGAATCTAATCACTGCGGCAAATATACACTATGAAACGCAAACCACATCCGAAAGTAGTACATCGTAAACTTGGACGTGAGCGTGCTCATGGTTTGTATTTGAATAACGTGATAGAGATTGACCCTACGCTAGCACCAATGCGCTACATGATTGTGCTCATTCACGAATATCTTCACCACATTCAGCCTGAGTGGAGTGAGGAAAAGGTGGATGCGGAGGGCGAGGCATTGGGCAGGTTTCTGTGGAAACAAGGCTTTCGCAAGGTGCAGCAATAATGCGCCCGCTGCTAAGGATTAGGAACCTATTCAAAACTTATCGGATATACCGGCTTCAACTAATTCAGTCGCTAACCATTCGCGCATCTTACCAACTAACTCGTACTGGTCTTCGGTTAGGTCTTGATACTTTTCAAGGCTGCGCAAATGCTGCCTGAATTCATCAATCATGTCAAAGTATTTCGTGCCATTGATAGCGCAATCAAATGCGTGCTGGTCATCGCGTAAATCAAACGTTAGTGTTGCTTTCATCTTGTTCTGTTTTATTTGGTAATCCTGCTTTACAATCTTTATATCCTTGATTGTATGAGTCGTGGATGTGGTTCATTTCAATCGTTTGTGCTGCTACTAAAAATCCTTCCATTTGTGCCCATGTCATTTGTATGGCCTGACCTTTAAACTTTCGTTTAAGTACAAGGTGCAGTCGGCGGATTGCTGTTTCTTTTTTCTCTTGGGTCATGACTTACTTGTATGTTTCGTTGTAGTATTTAATGAAATCCTTTGTGAAATATCCCCGTGCTTCATCACCATATTCATATTCATGCGCTGTAATAAAAGCCTCTAACATCTGTTCCCTTTCGATGAACTTAGCGCCCATCTTTAATTCTGAAATGGTCACGGCATTCAATGTGCCTTTTTCTATGTGATTTCTTATTGCATCCACTAAATAATCTACTGCTGTTTCTTTTTTCATAGGTACTTCGTTTCTTTTGTGATTGTAAATAAATCCCGGTTTACTGATTTGATTTTGTGGTAAAGATTATCTTTGAGGTATGTTGTTTTGGCTTCGCTAAACATTCCCAACAATCTTACACGCTCATCCCTCAGTTGGTTTAGTGTCCAGTTCTTTCTGTGCTTTCCCATTGAGTTTTAGTATTTCATTCTTCACATGGTGGTAGTATGCTTTGACTGAATAGAACTCACCTGTGCCTTCAAAGTCTTGCATGATTTCACTAGGTGCGTTAACCAGTGCTTCATCTACGGCGTACAGCGCAGCGTTCACTGCTTTGATATGCACATCAGCTAGGTTGCCTTCCTGCTTACCATTCTCGATGATGTCAAAATAGTTCGAGTACAGTTGCCATGCCTTTTCCTTTGCTTTCATT